ACTTCAGAATATAAGATGTCAGTAACAACCATAACCCGAACCTATGACAGCACACCGACGGACAAGACCTATTTTTCGCTCACGGATAATATGTCGAGTTCTTCGTTAGGAAATATCCAAACGCCCCAGGGGTCACAGAGGATCAGCCGAATCGATGTTAGTGTCGATGCCGCAGATACCAAAGGCTTTGTCCTGGCATGTCGTTTATTGGGATCTAATATGAGTGAGCAAAATCTCACCCTGGCAGGATCTTGCGGAGATGTTGCAGATGCTGGCGGTACGACTCAGTTCAATATGATCCCTACCAACTTCAGCGTTGCTGGCGTGAATAACATTGATCTACAGGTTGCGTTTCAGTTTTCGTCTGGAACACCAACGGCTTCAAGCCTTAGTGTGACTTTGTATTTCGAATGATCCGTTGAATGGCTAAGAAGCATATCGCAACGTTCCTAGGTCCAAATAAGGGCCTTACGATAGTAGGAGAGCACGCTGTATCATATTCAGGTGCTATCCAAGCGGCTACTTCCAATATAACACACTTAGATTTTGCGAGTCCCGTTTACCAGTATGTTGTGGGATCAATAAGTCTCATGGGACCCATGAAAATAGATGGTGTAACTGGCGGTGGGAACGCTGTGGCCGAAATACAATTTAACGGAATAGAATGTTTTAATTTAAAAGTGGAAACAGGCCAAGAGGATATGCCAAGCCAGGTTACCACGCCTATCTTAATTCCACCTAATACAAAAGTCACCATAGTAGTGCGCTCTGAATTTTCGACGGCTGGATCTACAACATCCGTGAATATTGTTGGTCGGATCTATGATGCATGACCTTAGGCCCATCTAAATCAGTCTCCAGGGCAAAGGACGGTAAGATCTACGGGTGGAGTGGAAGTTATGCCCTTACTTCTTCTGCTGTCACCCTACTGGATTATACGAACCCGTCAGCATTTTACTTAACCAGGGTAACTTTAGGAATTGACTGGAGTTCTATATCTGCTGGAGAGATTCTAAGTTACACGATCAACGTAGACGGACAGGCCTTATTCGTTGAAAAGTTGGTTGTCCTGATTAATAATATTGGGATTCAACCCAAGATGTTTGAATTTATCATACCACCAAACAGCACGGTTAAGATCCAGGCGACGGAGAGCGCTAACAATGGGGCTATTTCGTGTATCTTAACGGGGTATCGGGTCTAATATGGCTAAGAAGGATCCTTTCCAGGAGATTATGTCCAATATTGATTGGACCCAGTGGATGCAAGTTCTGATCCCAGTATTACAACCGATCATAATTTTTGGCGCCTGGTTAGGACTTTCTAAAATTGATAACAGAGCTGATCTTGTTTCTAAAATAATAGCTATTGCCGAACCCATCCCGACCTTAGATCTAAATGTTCCGCGTCCCGTTGTCCTGGCATCTATCTATCATTCAGTGGACGAAACTTTAGACATATTAGAAGCCTTGATGGATATACTGGAAGACATACCAGGTATGGCAAGTGATAAAGTTCAAAAATTAAAAGAGGAAATTTTAGGTCCTTTAGCTGGCGAAGGGATAACAGACGAAGCCAAATTCCTCTCGGACTATGCCGAATGTAAACAGAGTGCTAAAATTACTCTGGGGATCCTATACAATAAATTTACAGCTTGGCCCTGGATCACTGCTTGCCTGGTTTCGAAAGGATATGCCAGGAAAGTAATTGAAGAGAGAGTTAGAAAGGCGCTTGGAATATGAACGATACCACGGTTGCCGCCATCTGGATTTTGAGCTTTGGGCTTTACTTATTAATTTATACTTACTGGATTCCGCTAAGAACTCAAGAAAAAATAGAGAGCTGGCTAAAATCTGCCGAGAGTGACGACACTTTGCTTATGTCCCTGGAAGTGATCACTAAAAAAATCAGGGAACAGATGTTAATCGATTTTGAGGAGTTCATGCTCCCTCAAGCGCGCGAGAACCTGCAAAAGTTTTGGGCTGGAGCAATGGGAAACGCCGCTAAAGAATTGAAAAACTCTGATCAGGGAGCGGGATTGTCTCTTTTGCATAGTCTTACTTCTGAATTGGAAGGACAACCCTGGTATATTCAGGCGTTGGGGTCCAAACTGTTGCCCGCCATCACTGAAGCGGCCAAAACGCAGGTCAAACCCAAGGAAACGCAGATTCTTGGCATGGGTCTGCAAAAGTAACGCACCTAAAAGCACCAAAAATCCATAAATCGGGGGGTGATAAGGCTCCCTAGCTTTTCCTCGGCATCAAAACACCTGGAGTAATGACTCTAAAAATCGATTAGATCATGTTTTGTATATAAACCTAAGAAGAAGAAGAAGAAGAAGAAGAAGAATAATAAGCCTACGTACCTAGTAATATATACATAAAACAAGCTAGAGCTCTATCTAGCTAAGTGGTTTATACCGTGTCCCCCCCTGTGGTCTTCATGTATCGTAAAGAATTTAGGTATGATGATGTAGAATGTTTGAAGTGTGGAAATGTTGGTTTGACCAGTAATGGCAATTGTCGAGAATGCTATCAGCATCATTTAGTGGAGGTTGAATAATGCCGACTAAGTTTAAGCGTAAGATGATCAAGCTTCACCCTGAAGTTATGGTCAAGCTGGAAAGCTACAAGGAATTTATCCATGACCAGGCATCACCACAAAGTCTTAGATCTCCAGACAAGGAACCATATCGAAGGCCGTTATCCTGGAATGAATTTTTTGTTATTATTGTTACTGACTGGGAAGCTTCCAGGGCGAAGTGTCATTGTGGAAAGTTCTATGACTGTGATCATTGCCGAATGTTAGACGAGATATCCAGGCGCCGATGAATAATTATCAGAATAAAGCCAGGGAAGAGATCTTAGATTTCATAACCGTTCGTTGTAAAAACTGTAAGAGAATAATGGACCGAATGAAAACGGCAACTGCTTTTTATTGTATATATTGTGATCGTAGTATAGAGTTTTTGAGTGTAACCACTGACCCGATTTAAATACCTCTTTAGAAATATATCCTAGTGCCCAAGCCTGGACTCCCTAAGAAATACGCCAAAATGGGTTTCAAGAAGGGATGGCGCGCTTTTAAAGCTTCCAAACGCTCTACACAACGCAAGCGCTCCACCAGGAAAGGCGGCGTCCGAAAGACTGCCCGCAGGGCATACGTTCGCAAGAATAATAATCCAAAAAGGAGTAATATGAAAAAATCAATCCCCCATCCAAGTGTTACGGGTATGGCATCTGGACTCGCAATAGCCGCATATCTAAACGCTGGTAAATCAGTAACGGGAGCCTTTGGTAAAACTTCAGTAACTGAGGGAGTTATCAAGGACGTAACAGACGGTCAATTAGGGACCGCATTCAATACCCTGGCAGGTAACGCGATAGATATGATCGGTACCGACACAGGGCGCAGAACATTAGTGACTGCTTCAGGCATAGCAATCTTAGGAGCCTTTGCCAGGAAGCAGTTTCCACAACTAAAACTCGGAGGAAGTAAGCTTTACTTCAGAATATAAGATGTCAGTAACAACCATAACCCGAACCTATGACAGCACACCGACGGACAAGACCTATTTTTCGCTCACGGATAATATGTCGAGTTCTTCGTTAGGAAATATCCAAACGCCCCAGGGGTCACAGAGGATC